CAAATGCCGGTGAAGAACAGCGCCAGACAGATCGTCAACAGCACTGCAAAAATACACCAGAGCATCACCACGCCGATCTTGTGCCATTGGTCTGGCACTGGCTCAATGTCATCAGGTATTGACGAATACGGCTTGATCTTCCTAACCTGTGGCTGTTTCCTAGCGTCACACGCAGGGCATTACAAGGAGAGACAGCATGAAGTTGATGCATGAACACATTACGGGCCTTTGCCGCCAGCCACTAGAGTGCTGGTACGAGTGGGAGGCCGCAGAGCCGGAGATTAAAGAGGCGGGAATAGTTATTGAGCCGGCTATACCGGAACAGGTGATATTAGTCGAGGGCTGGGTAAATGGCGCGGATATATACGAGTTAATCAGCGATGATTTTAAGGAGGTTATTGAGATTGCGATTAAAGAGGATAGATATAAATGAGTCAATTAGGTCATGGCGGCAAGAGAAAGGGCGCTGGCAGACCGAGAATTAATATATCTATTAGCAGAGTATTAAAGTTATTCGATCAGGGAATAACTAAGAAAGAGATAGCTAAGAGATTTGAAGTTAGCGATATGACAATTGGTCGAATTATTAAAAGGAGAGAGCAATGATTAATTACAAGGAAGCATTTAGCAAGATTTTTAATAAGCCTGAATTTCCAAGGGTGCGAACTGGTGATCCTGAAACATCTCACATGGCGGCAGCATCGATTACAGATGTGAGTTCTCATTACGCTCAAATTCTGGAAGCACTTACCACTATTGGGCCGCTGGGCAAGGACGGCATTTCTTTTTACTCAAAGCTAGACCCTAACCAGATTGCAAGGCGTTTGAACGAAATGCAGAAACTTGGTCTGATCCGGCTGACCGGCAAAACAGTTAAATCAAATTCCAATCGCCAAGAGCGCGAATGGACAATATGAAAGGGATTGCAAATGTTTAAATATATGTGGACTGAATTGAGGTTGATGTTGAAGACCGTGACGCCGGCTCAGGCGATAGCGCATGAGCTAATCCATGCGGAGCATGATCTGTTGAGGGCCGAGACGGGCGTGGAATACGCGCAGTCAATGGTGAATTACAACAAGAACAGGGTCAAGCGGCTGAAGGCGTATTTGGCAAACACTGAGGAGGTTGTATGAACAGGGTCTGCGATGCGGGGGGGATTTGCGGCCACACACCTCAGTGTTACCACTTCTGTCACTTCACGGCGGCAGAGCTTGAGCCGGAGGTGGTGCGCAAGATCAAGCCGTGGCCCGTGGTTCCTGACGACATTGAGCCAGTGCCTGAAAGCTGGCAATCGCTGGGGGGATTCCTGCTTGGCGCCGCATTGGCAATGCTCATCGGTCTTTCTTTGCTGATGCTGTTTACCGGCATTTGGATATGGAGCTTGCTGATATGACACAAGATTACGACATGAGCATCCACACCAACCCAGACGCAAGAGCATGGGCTAAGTTTTTTTATGAAAGCAACCCTGACTTGACTGATGTTGACATGGTGGCTTGGTTCAGCAACGCAATGATGGCGATGCACGACCACTTAGTGTTAAAGGGCGCACCCATTAATGGTGACCATGCTGCTTTTTTGCTGGAGAAAAACAAATGACACAAGACGAAACACTGAAGCTGGCGCGTAAATACGCAGTCGGAGGATTAGAGTTTGATGTCGAGGGGCTTGAACGCTTTGTCAACAATGTCCGCGCTGATGAGCGTGAGGCGTGTGCGAAGGTATGTGAAAAAGTGGCAGTGGATATGTTCACACAACTTGGAAGAGAGCATGAGCAGTACATGAAAGCCACAGCAGAAGACTGCGCCATGCAGATCAGAGCAAGGGGGCAGTCGCAGGTTTGCTGCGAGGAGTACAACACCTGTGTGCGGCCTTGCACACCAAGAGGCAGACTTTATGGACAGAAGGAAGAGCGCGAGGAGTGTGCGAAGGTGTGCGAGAAGTGGACACCAACAGATGTTGATGGGTTTTGCCCTGCCGCTGCCGCCATCCGAGCAAGGGGACAAGCATGACCAAAGATGAAGCACTGAAGCTAACGCTTGCTGCACTTGAGGTACTTATTGACAGTTTTGCTGATGTCAGTGCTTACGAAGATGATGAGCACGCTTTTACAAATGAACTGATCTTTATCCCAGACATTAAAAAAGCCATTAAAGCAATCACCGCCGCTAAAGAAGCCTTGGCACAGCCAGTGCAGTCCGTGAGTTGGACAGGCAATGGCGATAGTATTGCTAGTGGATGGCGAGAAATTAATGCACCCACTGGATTCTTTTTTCCGGTAGATGGGCGAACACAGCCAGAGGAGCGCAACTTCTGCCAACGCTGCGGCAAGCGCACTGCTGACCTGACCACGATTCACACATGCACACCACCACAGGAGAACACATGAGCGACAAAATGCTAATTCAAAATGTTGGTGGTGTATGGAGCGAAAGACCTGATTGGTCTGCGCTTAATTGGGGCGCTGGAGTAGCCGCAGCAGTAAAGCGACTTGAATTGATTGCAGATGATTGGACGTTTACGTTTAAGACCACAGAACAAAAATTCTCTGCGGAGAATTGGAAAAAACCATACGGCCCGAAGATTGAGTCCACATGATTAAAAACAATGTCTTTGCCGAGTGGGTTGACCGATACCGAGATGACCCTGTGCTGTTTGTCAAGGAGGTGCTGGGGGTTGACCCTGACCCGTGGCAAGAGAAATTCTTGGGGGCGATTGCGCGGGGAGATCGAAAGATCAGCGTGCGAAGCGGCCACGGGGTGGGCAAGAGTACGGCAAGCTCATGGGCAATGCTCTGGTACTTTATGACCCGAAGTCCGGTCAAGGTGGTGGTGACTGCGCCGACCAGCAGCCAGTTGTATGACGCGATGTTTGCGGAGTTAAAGAGGTGGATCAATGCGATGCCTGCGCCACTTCAAGGTTTGCTGACTGTTAAGCAGGAGAGGATTGAGTTCAACGCCGCACCGACTGAGATGTTTATATCGGCAAGGACAAGTCGAGCAGAGCAGCCCGAGGCTTTGCAGGGTATTCACTCTGAGTATGTGATGCTGGTGGCCGATGAGGCGTCCGGCGTGCCGGAGCAGGTGTTCGAGGCGGCGGCGGGATCAATGTCGGGGCATAACGCTGTGACCCTGTTGCTGGGCAATCCGGTGAGGTCAAGCGGGTTTTTCTACGACACGCACACCAGGCTGGCCGGTGAGTGGACAACATTCCAGGTGGCATGTACAGATTCGCCTCGGGTGAGTGATGAGTATGTGCAAGAGATGGCGATGCGCTATGGCGAAGAAAGCAATGTCTACCGGATCAGGGTGATCGGGGAATTCCCGCGGGGTGACGATGACACTGTGATCCCGATGGACTTGCTAGAGAGTGCGCTGCACAGGGATGTGGCGGCCAGCCAAGCTGCGCCAATGGTCTGGGGGCTGGATGTGGCGCGGTTTGGCTCAGACCGAAGTGCCTTGTGCAAGCGAAAGGGCAATGTGGTGACGGAGAGCATCCGCACTTGGAAGAATCTGGACTTGATGCAGTTGACGGGGGCGGTGGTGGCCGAGTTTAATGCACTGGCTCCAAGTGAGCAGCCACGGGAAATATTGGTGGACAGTATTGGCCTGGGGGCTGGGGTGGTGGATCGGTTGAGGGAGTTGGGGCTGCCGGCGCGGGGGATTAATGTGAGCGAATCCCCAGCGATGGGCGGGACTTACAGGAATCTCAAGGCCGAGCTTTGGTACAAGGCCAAGGCGTGGCTAGAGGCGCGGGACTGCAAACTGGCCAAGGATGAGGTGCTGATCAGTGAGTTGGCCACAGTGCGCTACACCTTTACATCTAATGGCAAAATTGCCATAGAGGGCAAGGACGAGATCAAAAGGCGGGGGCTACCGAGTCCGGACAAGGCTGATGCGTTTGTCTTGACCTTTGCCAGCGATGCTGTGGCGGGGATGTTTGGGTCAGCGGCCAGCAGTAAATGGAGCCAACCCTTACGCCGCAACCTGTCCAGAACTGCATAATTGGGTATTTGCAACCAACGGGGAAAATCCTATGATGACCAAAGGCCAGAAAAAAATCGGTAAGGTGATGGGCGAGTACAAAGCCGGCAAGCTGACCAGCAGCGGCAAGACTGTTAAGAGTCCACAGCAGGCGATGGCCATTGCGCTGTCAACGGCCAAGCTGCCCATGCGCGGCAGCAGAACTGCTAAGAACATGAAAACCAAGGGGATGCGCTGATGGCCACGATCAAAGAAACCATGAGTCAATTGATGGGTGACGAGGAGGCTGGGGAGAACTGCCCCACGGCCACACAAGACATCACCATCAACCTGCGCAACAGGGCCAAGGCGATTAACAGCGCTAATTACGGCCCTGAGAATCCCGACCTGCCGAATACTGCCTTTTGGAAGAAAAAGGCTGATGAGTGGGAAGTGAGCATTGAAGACGCCAAGATGAGCCGGTGCGGTAACTGCGCGGCGTTTAACCAAGAGGAGTCAATGCTCGACTGCATTGAGAAGGGCATCGGGGGCGAGGGGGATGCCGAGGAGTTTATTGACAAGGCTGATCTCGGCTACTGCGAAATCTTTGACTTCAAGTGCGCGGCCAGCCGGACATGCGATGCCTGGGTGACTGAGAGTGATGAGGACGAGGACTACGAGGCCGGTGAGAATAGCGCGATGGAGGGCGAGGACATGGAAGACAAGCCCATGCTGGTGATCAAGATCGGCACGAAGAAATGAAAGCCAAGCCCAAGTCAACAGTGAACGCTGCTGGCAACTACACCAAGCCGACCATGAGGAAAGCCTTGTTTGAGTCGATCAAGGGCAGGGCGGTGCAGGGTACAGCGGCAGGGCAGTGGTCAGCTAGGAAGGCGCAGCTTTTGGCGAAGAGCTACAAAGAAAAGGGCGGGGGTTACAAATGAAAGCTCCACAGCAATCCCTGAAAAACTGGGGCGATCAAAACTGGAGAACTAAAAGTGGTAAAAAATCTTCTGTCACTGGTGAGCGATATTTACCAGAAGCTGCAATTAAAAGTCTCAGCCCTAGTGAGTACGCTGCAACAACGCGTGCAAAACGTGCTGGCATGGCTAAAGGGAAACAATTCGTAAAACAGCCCAAGTCAGTGGCTAAAAAAGTGGCGGGGTACAGATGAAGACACCGGCATGGCAGCGCAAGGAGGGTAAAAACCCATCCGGCGGCTTAAATGCTAAGGGCCGAGCCAGCCTAAAAGCTGCCGGCCAAGACATCAAGCCACCCGTCAAGGCCGGCGACAACCCGCGCAGGGCCAGCTTTTTGGCACGCATGGCTGGCAATGCTGGCCCTGAGTACAAAAATGGTGAACCCACTCGGCTGCTGCTAAGTCTCAAAGCCTGGGGCGCAAGCTCCAAGGCTGATGCCAAATCCAAGGCCAAAGCAATATCTGCAAGGAATAAAAAATGAACGAAAAAATCACCACCGACATTGCAGCCACTGAGTCAATGGACGATGCGGAGTTGCAAGCGATCATCACGCAAGACCTGACTGACGCCATCAGCTATGTGGACAGCGACCTGTCGCCGACCCGTGCGCGGGGGACTGAGTACTACCGAGGCGACCTATTCGGCAACGAGGTCGAGGGCAACAGCAAGGTGGTGGCGATGGAGGTTCGGGATACTGTCTCGGCCATGCTGCCCAGCCTGATGCGGGTTTTTTTCT